CTTCTTATGGCACTCCTCCAAAAACAAATTATCCAACGCAAAAATACAGTCATTAAAAATATGAGCAGCCACTGGCAAATCATTATGCTCAGCATAGACATTGATAGCCTGCTGATCTAAAGATAACGGTATGCTTTGCTCATAACGTCTGGATCGACATATAGTGCTAAATGCCGAAAGAATTGAATCAGCCGCATACGAATATTCTGGCGGATCCGGAATACGGCCGCCTAAGAACTTGATTTGCTCGATTTCGTGCGGCGTTTTCGACGCATACGTTTTTTGGTATTTGTAGAGCTCCATGACTTTCCCAGAATTAAAGCCTTGTCCTTGTCTGCGTCTTCCTGAATCTTCTGGGCCTGTTCTTTAATGAATAGCCAGATTGAAATACCAATATCACCAAGATTAAGAAGCTTTGAGGCATTCTCAGGTGTATATGGCTTTTCGGACTCAACAGTTTTACCGTCTACGATTTCGGCAAATACCACACCTTTCCAGTCTTCGATTAAGTGGGCCGCGCATGCATCCATTAAAAGCTCGTGGTAAAGCTTGGCATTTTCATCTTTTACCATTACATCGTAGCCTTTAGACGAGATCTGGTTTCCTGCTCGTTCAATAGCTACCTGAAAGGGTTTATATGCGATACCACGGACTTTGAACTCAGCCTGTACCTGTCCATCAGAATCCTTATATTCACACCATTTTGATACGTCTGAGCTTTTAATAATTCCGACTTTTAAAGCCATAACAACCTCTGATTTTTAGAAATAAAAAAGCCCATGGGATTCCATAGGCTTTGTTACTGAATAAGCTGATTACACGAGAGCACGTACAATCGTTGGTGCTGTACGGACTTGGGCAAAGTTGATATCTAAAGTAATGATGTCGTCACCCCCGCCATCTGGGTGATTGGCTTCCATCACTTCTAATTGAGGGAAGTTAAACGAGTATTTACTGCCTTTGCTGTCTTTAATATCAAAGGTCAGCGTAAACACATCTCGGGTTTTAATGGCATCAATCCACCCTGCCGCAGTTGCCGAGAACATGAAGGAAGCATTTGCTTCGATATCCATCATCTTTTCAATGTAGAACTCTGGTGTGTACTTGCCTGAGCCGATACAACGGATTGCTTCAAGATTGTTATTAATTGAAAGCGTAAGAGACTGCAAACACGCTTTACCTTGAATCGTCTGTCCATTTACCAGTAAGTTTTCCACGTTTGGCATGCTGACCAGTGGACGGGTTGTTGCAGCTATAGGATTAGTGACAGGATTGACTTGCTGACGTGTAAATGAGCTACCTACCAGTCCAAAATTACCAGTGATTTTCCCAGTTGTTTGAATGGTGATTTCACCGGTATTCACCTGTACACCACGGTAAATAAATACCTGACCGATATCTTCAAATACTTTGACCAGTGTTAAAGATTTACGTACGGTACCGCCAAAGCTTAAAGCATTTGCTGCCCAGTTATTAAAGGCTAAAGCACTTAAGAATAAGTCAAATGTTCCAAGAGATAGTTCAAACTCTAACTGGCCTGTTACCTCTGCTTCAGTAACCACACCACCTTGTCGAAAACGTGAATCTACTACTTCACTGCTTTCTTCAGTTGAGACGTTTTCAGATAAACCATCACTGACACGGCGAACCGTGTACCAGATCGGGTTTGCCGGAGTTGTTCCCAGCACCGCTTCTTCACAAGCATATAATCGAATTTTTGCGCCTGAACTCATTTATAGTTCTCCAAAATTTAGGCATAAAAAACCCGCTTCATCAGCGGGCAGTTATAAAAGATGGGCGTAAAAAAACCCGCTAAATTTGCGGGTTTTTAATGTGTTGCATCTGTGTCGGAGATCACTGGCGGTTCCACACCATTCAAGGCTGCAGCTACTGCCTGAGATAAGTTAGTAGGCTGGAACTCCAATGGTGTTTCACTCAACGGTTCTTCAGGCTCTGGTTCGGGTTCTTCATGCAATCGAATATCAATCCAGCGAGTTTCTGGAATATCTACAGGATTATCGAAATCAGGAATAATTGAGGCTGTTTCGATATCAAATTTTTTCTTGTAGGTTTTTACTGCAATATCCCCATCTTCATGCTGCTCATAAGACACAGCAACAAGAACATTACCGTTTGCATCTTTAGGCATTTCAATGTACCAGCCCTCTTTAGCAAATCCCAGAGAACCTTTAATCAGGTAGTCACCTGTACCTAACTTTTCAAAGTTAATCGGCTGTTTTGAGGCATCTTCATTGAGTTCAAGTGAATCAGCAAATAGTCTTGCAATCGGTGAAGCTGCCTTGTAAACCCCGTTCGAATCAACAGTGAACCCCTTGGAGCGAAGTTCGCCAGAAGTCTCAACAGTAACCAATTTGCCGCTGGTCGCGCTGTTATTGGTCGTATAAACGATATTGTTCTTGCTCGTATAAACGATTTGCTCTGCTTTACTTAAGGTGTCAGTGGATGGCACATAATTCCATGCAATTACAGCCATACAATTGGCGCGTGTTGAGGTGTAATATGGTAAAAATAACTCCGTACCTGTAAATTCTCCACGAGTAACCACGATAGAAGGTGCATAAGCAGCTATATAGGGATTTGTATAAATACTAGTGGGTGCATTCTTAAAACGAGTCTTTTGTCCCCCTGCTTTATAACCAGCATCAATATCATTTCCGGCTTCTGAAGTTGGAGATCCACCATAACCTAAGTTAGATAAACCATAAGAACCATAAGCTGCTACATTACCGCTTTCTACTCCAACACCTCTTGTTGCCGCTGTACCTAAGCCCGTAACTTGAGTCCAGTCTGGAGTGAGGTTTGGAATGCCCGAAGCAAAAGGCAGCATAAATTGCCGCTTACCTTGAGATGAGTTATAAACAAAAGGTCGGTGGTCCCAACTAAATCTAAATAAAAGATTTGCCATTATGCAGTCACCCCGTCAATTACCTGAAAAGTCAAAGTTTCTGTATGCTGAGTAGTACCGCTCACCACAGCTTTGATATCCATCTGACACAGACCCAAAGGCCACGCTGCAGTACTTGCCTCTGATTTCACATTCAGCCACCCCTTTTGAGTACTCTGATTTAATACTGCACAAGTCAAGGTTGCTACAGCGGTTCCATCCAAAGTTTTAACTTGAGAAGTAAAGGTATATCCCGTTAAATCAATCGCTCGACGCACATCATTGGCTGGATATTGCAGCGCGTCATCCATATCAACGAGCTGCAAATTTAAGTTGAATGTGTCACCACGCTTAAAAACAAAATTGCTCATAAGTGATTCCTATAGACATAAAAAAACCACCGATGAGGTGGTAGTGAATAAGGCATAAAAAAACCGCTTCTTAGCGGTCATTTAATTAAAGTAATTTAAGGTTTGTAATCTAAATCAACACTTACTCCAGTAACTACATTATGTTTAGTTCCACCAAGACTATTCACATTGGCCAAACGTATATTCACATCGGAAACACATAGCTTGTTTTCGCTTTGCCACTTCTTCAGTTCAACAGACATAACATCTTCAAGATGTCTTTCCAGTTCTTGCCGTTTAATTTCGATTTCTTCTAAAGTCAGCATACATGACATATCAATTCACCTTAAACCCAATGCTCACATTATACTGAATGAAATCAGCATCTTTACCCGCATAAATAGATTGGCCATTCAAACATTCTAAGTGTTCGATTATGAAATATTCAAAATGAGCCAGCAATGCATCGCTTAGAACCGTTACGGCCTTCTCTCCAGTATGTAATCGGTCAAAGCATTGGATCATGATATTACCGGTACGGCGTGTACATGGCTTATCTGCAATGCCTGAGGTAAAACTCGGGCCACCTGCAATCGTTAAACGGCACCATACACCTTTTGTTGGAACAGTAAAGTCAGGTGCATTTGGATACTGAATCCGTTCTTGAGCAATACCCGTAAAGCTTTGCATGCGATCAATAATAGCTTGCCTTGTCTGCTCTAAAGTCATTGCCATTTTAGCCACCGTACTTTTGAGAAATAAAGTTAAACGTGAGGCCATAAATACCTTGTGGTGCTTGATCAGACCAGCCGTTTTCTAAGCGCGGTCCATAAGCTTTATTGTTCTGGATATAAACCAAATTACCTAACTTAATCTTCATTGCCTGAATCGCTGCGTCGTTAATAGGGTTTGTTTCAGGTTCACGCACGCCGAAATCAGCAGATCCAACCGAAACAATATGTGAAGCACGGTATGCTCCAGTATCAACAGGACTTAAATTAACTAAGGATTGCACAGTATCCATAACAATATGCTTCACCTGGTCTTCTGCTGCTTTAGACACATCAAAACTAAATTCAGTTGGCTTTTTCCCCTTCCATCCCATCATTCACCTCGCTTTCTTCATACATTTTAAAAAGGTCTTGAGCGATCGCCTGAATTGAATAAGCTTCAAACTCAGAGCTCGGTTCTCGTTCACCCATGAGCTTTTTAATCTTTTGCCAGACATGAACAGCTTCATGTAAAAGCAATCCATAAACTTGAATTCGGTCTTTATCCGCCGTATCACCAATTTGGACGATTGCATATGCACCATCAGAAAAAGTACTAACTTGCGCATCCGCTCCCATATCCAAAAATTGATCGGCCTTATCCATATCTTCAAATAACAAATCCATGTGTAGTTGATTTCGAGCAAGCGTGTACTGCACATGTTGAAAAGGCGAGATATACCATTCAGGAACATAATCAGGATTAACCATTTTAGCCCCTACACTTTTCGAAGCTGACATTTCCAAATAGTATTAGCTGGATCCTGTTGAATATTAATTACCCGGAATGAGCCTAAGGCAGTTAACCATTCATCTTCAATTTTTGGAGTCATAGTTACTTCATTTTGAAGCACGGTTGCCTTTTTATCCGTGGCCAGTACTCCAAGTGTTTGGATCTCATATTGACTGTATGAGCCAAACAGAACGCCACGGCCAGAATAGTTTTCTTTAACTTCAACATAAGTTTCAGTTTTAGGATCCCAATTCGTTTTAGAGATCCGCTCACATGTAAAGGTATGAATGGCATCTGCTAAATCATCATTAAATGCTTCAGCAATGTCTGCCTGAATTTCGTCACGTAAGCCCATATCATGCCCTGTAAAGTGGTATGCCAAAGCCATTAAAACTTGCATTTGGATCTTTCAAATCAAGTGAATCAATAAAATCAATTGCTATCTGTTCAAAGCTAGAGATTGCTTCAGATCCGTCTTGAAATTCTTTTTCTGACTCAACAGAATCAGCCTTAACTTTCTTACGCTTCAACTGCTGCTCTTTGCCGTTATAAATTACTTTGGCCAGAATTCCTTTGATAATTTCACAAGCCGCGTCCTTAAGAAGTGGATCAATTGGATCTGGTACAAAACCAATTCTGTTTTTCATCCACACATTTGCCAGCTTCACCAGACGAGCCTTATCACTGTCTGGTGCAAAATCGCTGCCCAAAATTGAATTTGCGTCATCTACAGTAATAAAGCTCATTGCATTATTCCTTCGGGATTAATTTAAGAAGTTCTGCTTTTGTTGCAGACGGCTTGTAACCAATGTTTTTACTAGCCAAATACTCTTTTAATTGATCATTTGACCAGTTTTCAAAATCATTAGCTGCCGTTTCTGTAGCTGGGTTTTCTGCCGCTTTTCCAGCTTCCAATTCAGCAATACGTGCCTGCATTGCAGGAATATCATTTTTAAAAGCTTCAAATTCAGTTTTTATACCGACCACTTGAGCTTCAGCATCTTTGAGAGCTTTATCTGCTAAGACTGCTGCATCTTTTAATCGTGAATTTTCAGATAACAACTCTGACTGGTTACCACCGGCCTGCTCTAAGATGGCAATTTTCTGCTTAAGCTGAGTGTTTTCTTCAACTACCTTTTCACATTCAGCTTTTGCATCATCCATCACAGCTTGAAGTTCAGGGGTAATTCCCACTGCGACATTTACTGTGGCCAAAGTCGTTTTTTGTGGCACTTCCAACTTACGAACTTCAACTGGAACTTCCAAAGATTCATAATCCTTTTGAATCTTTGGATAATTACCGTAAATAATTACCTCTTTTGCTTTCAAATTTGGGTTTTCATAATAGTCAGGGTTAGCAATAATGCCTGTCTCTAATGCAGCCGCTGCTGCAATGCGTGTATAGATAATCTTCATGGCGCTTTTCTCTTAATAATAAAAAAGAGGGCTTATTAGCCCCCTTAGGTTTTAATTTTTAGGTTTTAACCAGTTGTCGCTGTACCCGATAAATCAAGTAAGGTACCTGCTGTCATTTTGTTGCTGGTTGCATATTTGATCCAGTTAGCGCTTGAACCAAGTAATGTAAGGTCAGGATTTTCACCTTTCGATGTATCCCAACTATAACCAAGAATATCTAAGTTAAATGCACCTTCAGCACGCATACCGATTGCTAAGTTTTCTTCATCATTGATGTCATAAGCTCGGAAGCCCGGTACTTGTGATTCAGTTACAGTGACAGCGCCATACTGCAAACCAAAAGCATCGTTATCACCTACAGCGTCCGTCACCAAGACCGGCTTTCCTAAGGTTCCCGGTAAACCACCGTAGATAACGATTTCAGATTCACCATAAATTTGCTTAGTGATTGCATCATCGACAATATCGAAATATGTATCTGAGTTCATCACCCATAAGCCAATGCGGCCAAACTTATCACCAAACTTTCGCATACCACGAGTCAATGCTTTGCGGCCATCAACAACGATACTACCTTTTGCAACCATGTCTGGATTGCTAGAAATAGCAGCTTTTAAAGAAGCTAAACTGTACTCTAATCGGCCTGCAACCAATGCATCTGCAAGATCGTAACCAACAACCATAGCAAATTCTTCTGGTGTACGAGCACGGCGCTTAAATGCCTCTTCAGTTGATGCATAAGGACCATATTTATATGGGACTTTTACGCCTACAGACTCACCAGAACCAATTTTCTCTGGAACTACTTTGGCGGTTGAATTCACATCACGATGTTTGATGCTACCGCCCACTTTGTAGAATGCTTCTTTATTGAAATCACCTTCAATGATCTCATTGCGATAAACAATTGCACCATTAGAGGCTTGGTTAAATACATTCAAATTATCTTGCAAACGCTCTAAATAAGCAGTTTGAGCCAATTGATTATAGATGATCATGTCTGAATTAACTGTCGTAGTCATAACTACTTATCTCCAAATATTTAATGATTAGTTCGGTAGTTTTAGGAAGGCATCATTGCCATGTTCTTTGATGTAATCTGCTTTCTGAGAAACAGACATTTCACTGCGTTTCATTCCAGTAGGTGCTCCACCTTTGCCCCCACCTTGAAAACCGCCACCAGTTCCTTTACCACCTTTAAGAATTAAGTCTTTATGCTGGTATCCACCAACCAATGACTCTAAAGCTTCATCAACATTTGCAAGTTCACCCGGGCGGACACGTGAATAAATCTTTTCGCCGTTCGGATCATATGCAACCACCTTGCCTTCTTCGATTTTGAAGTGATGACCAAAGGTTGCCTGAACCATGTCCACAGGTACTGCAATGTTGTCTTGAATGTACTTAGAACGAGCAAAACCACCGCCGATAAGTTCTTTATGTAAAGAGGCTTCTAGAGCATCACGTTGCGCAACAATCGGGGCATATTTTTCCTCAACTGCTTTGATAGCTTCAGCTTTAACTTTCTCAACTTCACCGGCATCCACCAGCTTTTTATCATCGAGATTTTGGATTGTTTGTAATGCCTTTTTAGCTGCCGCTGGGTCTTCAATTCCTTCAAAAGCTTTTAATGCTTTTTCGGCTGCTTCTTTGGCTTCACGATGTGTTTTAGCTTCATTGTTTAAGCGTGCAATTGTTGCTACCGAGTGTGGTGCATCATGTGGCATTTCTTTGCCGTCATCATGAATATAGATCGGCTTATCACCGTCTACTTCCGCATAAACTTTACCGTCGATTGTTACTGTTTTAAGTTTCATTGGTCATCCAACCTATATATACAAAATGGGCATCCGCCCGGATTCGCCGTTAGCATCCGCTTTCGGCAGGCAATAAAAAAGCGCCCTTTAGGACGCTTCATTTCTATAAATGATTATTTACTTAAAGCTTGGCGTACAAATGCATCTTTTGCTTCAAGTAGCTTTCTTAATCCTGTGGATTTTTCAGGCCCGTCAGGAAGTTGCTCATCCATTTGCCGAGCTAAATCACCAATTGGCTTACTAACTTGCTGCAAATGTTCAGGTAAATGTTCATATTGGAAATATTGGATAATAGGGCTTGGCATTTTCTTCTCGCAAAAAAAGCACCCGAAGGTGCTATGGTTAAAAATTAAGTTCTATTTGATGAGTGCAATTGCTTTTAATCTTTCAAAAGTAAAACCATAAATTGCCATGGCTTGAAACCTTAATTTGAAGAAATGGCACCAGAATTCATTTTGTGCTCAGAATATATTGAGCATCTGACATATTGATTTGCTTTTCAGGCATTTGTAGTGCCTTTCGCTACGTTTCCTTTGCACTCCAAACCTTTTGTCTAGGTTCATCACCAACTAAGCGGATGCCTTGAGGACCACCTACATCAAATGTTGCCGTGATAGTCGCTGGACCCTCAAAAACACTACAATTCATTTTTACAGCGGTTAATCCAGCTAATGGAATACCTGTTTCCTCGTCACAAAGAGCAAGATGAGAAGATTTATCTGAAACTCTTTTAAGTACCAAATGTCTAACTTTTGATTCACTCATAAGCCAAACTCCATAAATGACAAAAGCGCCATTTGGGCGCTTATATAGGTGAAAATTGTGTCTTAAGTGAGTTTAGAATTACCTGTAATCGGCAATAATTACTCACAGTTAAATCCAGTTCCAACAAGGTCTTTTTTCAAATTTGAAACGAGATTTTGTTGTTCCTGCTGTTGTCCACTAAGATAATTTTTATCTAGAGTCTCTGCACCATCAATAGATTTATAAAGCTCTTTAGATTCCTCTAAATTGTCTTTTAAAAACGTGGTGAGGTTTAGTTTCGCCTGGGCAGCTCTACATAAATTATTTTTAGCTTCTAAACCTTGAGTAGCCTGTTTTACTTGACCAGTTGCAGGATCAAAAGAATATGCATTTGCCATTGCTGACTCCAAAGCTTCAGACAATCGATCATATTCTTTAAGATATTTTTGACTTGGTTCAGCTAAACAAGTGATGGAAATTAGGGTTAGACATACAAAAGCTATTGTTTTCATATTGTATAAATTCTGATGTTTTAAAAAATATAACATAAGAAAAATTACAGACCCAACTTTTTAAAAGCTTTTTCATCCAACTTTCTCAAATCATCTAAGCTATAGAAACGGCCTTCAGGATCAAAGAACTTATCAAAATCAAATTTCCCATCTTTATAGAGCTTAAAGCGCTTTGGCCCTAGCCACTCCCTTTGAAAGAAATCATCTGTTTTCTTAAAGAACTCTTTGAATGTGGTGTTTGCATCTAACTGTCCTATTAACTGGCTTCGCTCTTCTTTGGGGATGTCTTTAACTCTACGTTCGTCCATTACAAATGGCCGTTCGCCAACAAGTTGACCGTCCTTCTCGACCGGAACCAAGATACTGCGACAGTTAGGATGTAACGGCGGCACTCGCTTTGCCGGATCATTTATTTCCCACACTGAACCATCTAATGAAGCGCAAAGCTTAGAAGTTCGTCCATCTAAAACGCTAACAAATCGGACATATTCAAAGCCAATTTGGTTGAAGCTATTTAGATAGGCTTGATTAGCTACATGACTTCGCACAGTTCTTACCGTTCGCTCAATATCAGTTTTGGTACCATTTAAGATCCCATCTTCATAGTTAAGCCGTTTGGTACCACGAATACGCTGAACAATTTCTTGGTTAGTTTTGCCTGAATTAATACCATCTCGAATTGCATACTCAACCTTTTGACGGGCACTTTCAGCAATTCTTGAAAGCAGATCATCGACAAGAGCGCCACCTGCCAACGGAACTTTTTTAGCGGATAAGAATAGTTTTTCCCCATCAGGCTTATTAATTTTTGCTCCATAGAGCTTAGCTACGTAATTGGCCTCATAAACAGCCAGCGCCGTAGCAGAAACGGCAAAAGCTTCAGGTAATGCTAAATTAACACTGGCAAACCATTGGGCAATCAAATCCCTAATTTCCCTTAAATTTGAAGTTGTATATTTACCACCAGCTAAAGCAACTTTCTCCGACTCATTAAGCTCATCCAATAAATCCCGAAGCTTAGATAGCATCTTGCTCGTATCATCATTGAATAAAGCCAATAACTCATTTACCGTTTTTGATGAAGCACGATAAAGATAGGCCTGGTGCTGAGTGAGTACTTCAAATAGTTTTTTGATATCTGTTGCCATCTCACTCTACCTTTTGATTTAAAGTCCCATCTTGCTCTGCTTCAACATTCTGAAGCTCTTCTTCATATTTTTGTTTAGGGAACATACCTGTTTGGTTGTATTCCCACCATGATTTAAATGAAGATCGGCCTTGTAGAGCTGCTTCAAATAACTGTCGAGCTAACTCAGCTAAATAACCCTGTTTGTTAAATTCTTGACTGATTTCGAACATCAAATCATCTTTAGTTAGAACATCCACATTAGGCGTTACAAACTTAGCAGCCCATCGTAATGCTGCTGACAAGGCTTCATTCATATTAACGACACAGAGCGAAAGAACTGAATGCTGAACGGCGTCATCACTATTCGCTTCGGTAGCGGTCTTTTTACTTCCCGAGCCCTTCTCAATTAAACGCGCCCCCATCTCCTTCATTTTTTCCCACTTATCTTTCATCGCTTCCCGGGCAAGAGTATTAGGGTCGGCTTGTACAATTCCTAAACCACCATTTTCAGGTAAAGGCAAAAGTACTTTCGCTCCAATGTAGATGCCACGTTTCTTGGCTTGGTCATACCACTCCCAATTAACACCCTTCGCATAATATTGAGGTTGCCCCATATAAAAAACGGACTCTTGAAAGTCCGCACTGTCTCTGTAATGGGCTAAATTGAGATTAGCCAAAGGAAGTAATGGTGGCTTTTTAATCTCTTCTGAATTATCAATTGCACCTACAAATGTAAAAGGTATATAGGTCCAGAAATTCCCGTTGTAATCTGTTGGAAACTTCTTCTCTCCGCCAACCCAGTTACCCTTTTCACCCTTTGTGTACACCTGAACGGAATAAATATATTCCCCATTTCCCTCTTGCTCTAAACGAAGTACACGATATTGCTCTTGTTCGGTTTTACTAAATCCATCAGCACCGCGCTCAGACTTAAATTCACGTATAACCACTAAGCAAAGCTTTTTCTGGTTATCGATCATTACTGAATCCCAATTCACTACATCAAGGGCATTTAGTAAATGAATCATCGGATAGGCTTTTTGTGCTTTAAATTCCGCTAGATTACGAGCTGGCGGCACATCAGGATAATCTACATATAAAGCACAACGATAATGCTTCAATAAATGGCGAATTCCATTTTGAGCCAATTGATAAGTACTTAAACCAGCACCATTTGCATTACGTTCTAAATGAGCAAGTTCCGGAGGAAATTTAAAACTTGGATCGGTTGCAAAAGCTGCACCAACTAAACTATTTGATGTAGTCCCTGTTGCTTCATAAAAGACTGCACGGGTAAGATAAGCCTCATAAGCGCTTTTATTTGCAGGTGATTTATCATGTGCATTTGGCATCGGCAAATATTTTTCACCTTTAGCCTTAACTGCATCTTCACCTTCACAAACATCATCAAGTTTTTGCCAGTATGGCAAGTTCTTAACATATTCAGCATGTTGAAAAGTTACATCACTCATCGAGCAAATCCCATATCAGCAAAGAAGGCTTCAAAACCTTCATGTAATTCATTAAACGCATCTGAAGCTGCATCCACTTGGTCGTCATGTGTGCCATTAGGAAAATGACGAAGCTCATCAATAAAATCCTTATTCCATTCACCTTTGAGCATTCGTACATTTCCTACGTTAACTTGGGCCGCAAATGGTTGTGCACGTGTAAGCTTGTCACCTGAAATTGGCTTAGCTATCACGCTATAACCCGCAAGAAGCTTCACAAATGAACTAGCTTGTGATTTACCAGCTTGACCGGGATCTTGTGGTAGACGCACAGAAACTTTTTTCCCATCTATTTTTGCTGTTTGTTCTAAGCGCTTATTCACATTGTCAGGTCCAAGCTGTCCTCTAGTTACATCGACAATGTAAGTAAAACCATCTGCGCCTAGAGCTTCTCGCACACCTACTGTAAAGTCGCCCTCATTTTCGGTAGCCCCAAAATCCCAAGCCCTAACTTGTTTCACTACATCCGCAGGCAAAGCATCAACAATTTGAATATTGTCGGGCTTAAAAAAACCGCCTGCTGGCGGTGATGGCATTTGTCGGTACTGCCCGGCAAATACATATGGTGCTGCTTGCTCCATTAGCCTCAATTTTTGGATATTGTGTTTTGCTGGCCACAGTGCGGATCCGTCTTCCTGAATAGCTGAAAGACATAGATGCTCCCATACTTCACCGTTACCACCAGCTACAGGAACGCCGTCTTTTCTATCACCTAGCAACCATCCAGCTAAATCATCTTCATGAAGTCGCTGCATAATCACAATGATCGGCGTATCTGGCGAGTTAGTACGCGATTCGAGTGTGTTCTGAAACCAATCAATTACCCCTTCTCGAATAGTTTTTGATGAAGCTTCATGTGCTTTATGTGGGTCATCAATAATAATGCAGCCACCAAAGCCTTTACGAAGTTTTCCTGCACCAAAACCAGTAATCGTACCGCCTGTACCTGTCGCATAGCAGACACCGCCTTGAGAAGTTCTCCAGAAGTCTTTAGCCTTACTATCATCACGCAATGTAAGCTCAGGAAAGACTTTTCTATACGCCTCTTCTTGTACAAGAGTTCGTATTTGGAAGGCATTATTTGCGGCAAGCATTGCCGAGTAACTGATATGAATAAACTCACAGTCTGGATTCTTACCAAAACACCAAGCCATGAAATTAATTACAGCAATTTCAGTTTTAGAATATCGTGGTGGAACGTTAATAATTAACCGCTTTATCTCTCCGCGATAAACTTTCATTAAAGCTTCGCAGATTTCTAAGTGGTGCCAATTTTGCATCCATTTATAACCACGGCGCTCCTTAAACATGTACCTTGTGAAGAAATATAAATCTTCTTGCGCCTCGATTCGGATGGCTTTATCCCGAGCCGCATCAGTACTCATCTAAGACTTCCCTCCGCGCTTTTAAGTAATCTTCCATTGGAACTGGAATTTCAGAATTAACTGTTTGGACTGGTCCGCCGTCTTTGCCTGTAATTTCTTGGCGATTAGTAAATTGACCACCAATATCTTTAGCGGCTTGTTCAAGAATTTTTAAGGCTGTTTTGACGTTTCTAGTCTTCTCAAGCTGTCTTTGGTATTGCTTCAGTCGGTAATACTTGTTAGCAATAGGAATATCAATTAAGCCTTTATCAAACTCATCTCTGGTTTTTTCAAATAGTTCGACATACTTTTTGCTTAAGTTCTTACCAGCAACCTTTGTAGGGTCATAAGTTGCAACTTGAACACGATCTATATCAACGCCAAACTCTTGTTTTACGAGTTCAGCCACTTCTTGAGGTGTATCACGACAAGCAAGAGACTGAACTATAAAGATTTTCACAGGCTCTTTTAGTGTCGCCATAACTTCCTCATCGTATAACTACGTATAACAAAATGGGCAAAAAAAAGAGCCATTAGGCTCAATTGATTACACAGTTGCCGCAGCATTTTGAAATATCAAGATTCGAAACAAACGGCGGATTTTTTGCGACTTCAATAAGTCGCTTAACATTTTTGCTTGGTCCATAACGTTTAACTACGCCAATAAACTCTTCAACGTCATGACCAGCAAGATAGTGCTTAGGAAGACCAGAACTATCGCTATAAACAATTTCTCCGTCCTCGTCTCTCATCACTCCAATGTGGTAAAGCTCATGTTCAAGTAAGTAACAGAACTCTGTATCGTTTGCACGCTCACAGAAAGAAGCGTCGACAGTTATTAAATAAGTAGGTACAAAACCAAACCAATCACGCATCTGTTGCTCTTGTCGAGCTTTACGCCAGCCACCAACATTGAACATGACTTTTTCGCACTGGCCTAACACCATAGCTTGCTTGCTTTTATATGCAGAAGAGGCCCACGCGAATGCTAAAAACTCGTCATTATCATGAAGCAGCTCAGCAATATGATCATGATCTGGATTATAAATAGGACCCCCAATAGTTAAGTAATTAGCCACAACCCATTTTTTTAAGTCCGGTGCTGGTGTTAGTCTAATTGCTTCCTCTTCTTCAGCTTGATCAATAAAATCAGTCGGTGGAAATGGTCTGATCTGCTCCATCTTCAATTCTCGCTAATTCACTTTTTATCCAGTTGATGACATATCCCGACAAAATAGAATCTGGATGAAAGCGCTCTATTTTGTAACCCATCTCTTCAGCATGATCATATCGATTAAGACTCCATGCTTTATTTGACAGCTTTCCACCACGCCCACCAGACCAGGGACCACCCTCAATTTCAATGAGCAAACGCAATTTCACTATATGAAAATCAAAGCGCCAGTGTTTGGTATGGATCGGCTGAAACTTACTTTCAAATCCAATCGCCAAATCCTCAAGCTCTTCCTTAAGTGTTGCCTCAGCCTCGAGATATTTTTGCTTCGCCTTAGGCAATGGCCGGCTTTTAGGTTTAGTTTTAGGTTCTTTTTTCCGAGTAAGCCAAAAGTATTCTGTAGAATCCATTATTCTTACCCATAAAAAAAACCGCCCTTAGGCGGTGGCTAAACTCACAGGCAATATAGTATTACTTCTTAAAAGTTGCCTTATAAAGCTTTGAATTAAAGTAATCCGTAATTTCTTTACCTTCGTTTTGAATTTTTTCCTCATTTAAGGGTAAAAAATCTAATTCAAATTTCAAGCTCATATACTCTGGAATAAACTTCTTTATAGGCGGAGGTGGTTTAGGTCCACCTTCTGTAATTTTTTCGATTAATCCAGCTAACCATAAAATATACTCACCTTCTGAATTATGAGGAGGAATCAAACTAACATCTATTTTTACTTTACATTCATCTAATGGTCTACTAAACAATTCAACAAAATCAATAAAATTAAATTTTAATTTAAATTCTGTTCCCTCAATTTCTCTGCGTATACATGTCATAAGTAAGTTCATATTTTCAATACAGTCATGTGAAAACAATTCCTCATCTTTAATTTTGTTATAAATATTTTCCGCAAACATGAGATACTGTGGCATTTCAGCAGCTCCTCATTTTTATAAAGTATTTTTCTTAAGGTAGTCCTATTATAACAATGTTGCAACAAGAAATTTTCCATTTTTAGTTTAAGGAAATTTTAAAAATTATAAAAACGATTATATTCAATAAATTAGTACGAATAAAAGCTATGGAAGTTTGATCTTTCTATTGAGCTTTAAAATGGATTATTGTGTTTAAATCATCAATTTAAAAAGCTTGCCTAGTAGGCAAGCTCCCCCTTTTTGATATTTGCGCTGATCAATAAGGTTTAGTGTTACTTAAAGCAACACACTGATAATACTGAAATATTTAAAAATAAAAAAGCCCACTTCCTATTTTTATTCAGAAATGGACTTAGCGAAAAAAACGCTTAAACCTGAAATAGGAAATATCTATTCGGAAATATCTCCAACTTCATATTGGCATAATATTTAAGCACTAGCAATAGGGATTGAATTAAAAACATCAAATATTCATATTTAAATAGATAAAGATTTCTTTTTTTAAATGGTTTTATTTTTAGCCTACATAATTTTTTTAATTATCAAGACTTATAAAGAATATGTGCCCATCAATAGGTAATACTTAATAAGGTCTTATGTGCAGTAACCATTAGGCTCTAGAGAGTAAGAACTCAAACTGACTAAAAATAAAAAATAATTAATTTTCAATATTAATGATCATATACTGCAAAGTTATGTATATTCCAACTTCTCCATTGTTGAGTGCCTCATATAAGTCTTCATCAACGAAATCTCCAGATTCATCATATAGCCATTTATGAATTTGAATAATTTGTATATTCCCTTTTTTGTCTTTTCTTGCTATTGGGTCTATTACGGACCGAACTATCACCTTCTTCTTCGTCTTAACATCGAGCAATGTGATAATTGTCATTTTAAAATCCTTATAAATATCCTGTATAACAACTACTCTCAATCAATAAAGATTTTTATATTTAAATTACTTAAATAGCAATCTTTTCAATCTAAAAAATAAATAAAAAACACTTTAATAGTGTGTGCCTATTAGAAAAGATACCTTAAATATTCTACTAGCAATAAAAAACCGCTTTAAGGGCTGTTCATCTAAAATTCACAGGTACTTAATGAAGTTTTTTTTCTGTCTTTGCATCTTTCTGGGCTCACAAATTTTTCCAATAAAGTTAGTTAACCACAAAATACTTTCTTCACGATCTTCAAAATGAGGTATAAGGCTTAAATCTACTTTTATTTTGCGATCAGCTAAAGGCAAACTTAAACAATATTCAAAGTCTATTGAGCTGTACTTCAATTTGAGTTTTTTTTCTGCAGCTTGATTCTTTATCTCAGCCATAATGCGATTTAGATTAACAATCAAATTATTTGAAATTTTATTATTTTCATATACCCGTTCGTAAACTGTCTCAGCTACATCAATGTAATTTATTAGCTCTACATTCTTATTCATGACATTTGTACTCCGTTTTTTATAATTATCCGTCTAAAATAATGTTTATTTGAGTTACTAAATTCATCACGTACGTAAATATTGTTAAAGTTTTATCACTTATTTTTAATTTAAATATTTGAATTTATTTAATAATTTTATAATTTACTAATATTTATATACATCTTTGTTCTTAACACCCCTTTTTTTCTATCACTTGCCCATTGAGTTCACCACCCACACAGATATTCATTATAAGTACCAGTTTTTAATCAGACTGGACTATAGCACGAAAGACAACCGCCCGAAAAAGGAAGAAAATTTCTTAAACTATTTAGATAGCATATATGTCTGATTTTACTTGATCCCATAAATCAAGTATTTCATCTCTCATTTCGATTGGTTGTTTTCCAGAAATTATATAAAACGTTTTCACTTCTCCTTGGAAGTTTACTTGGGTTCTAAAGTATGACTCTGTTGGCCTTTGCATACCTGTTCTTGGTCCATACTGCTTTGGAATACTTTCTAACTTCAAATCTGACTCGTCTTTCGACAAGAATTGTCCATGATGGCGACCACCAATAAATAAAGTCATACTTTCACCTAAAAATAATTAATATTTACCAACATACTAAACATAAAATAAAAAAATAAAATTATTTTTATTTTTCAAATACTTAGTTCTAAATAGTAAATTATTTACTACCGAGAACTAAATCATCAAATTAATTAAAGAAAAAACCCCGCCAATAACTAGTATGTAGCGGGGCCATTTGCGCCGTAATACGTCCGGCAAGTAAACTCGCAAAGCGTCCTAAGCGAGTGGGGTTTTAAAATCAAAAAACCCGCTTCTAAAAAAGAAACGGGTCATAAAAACAAAAACTTTCAGCGCAGTATTTGTGACATATCATACAAATTAGAAGATGTATTTACAACATACTTTAAACTTAATTTTTTGATGCTCTCAAAATATCCAAAACTCGCTCAGACATTTCGTGCAAGTTGGATCCTATTGGAAGCCAAAAATGATAATTGATGTTGTCGCGGTTAAAAACTTGCTTGTAGTACTCAGAGCTAAATGAAGGATCTATATCAGAAGCTTTAAGCAATCTACCTTCTTTCTCTATCTTTTGCCCATCTAGTTCACCACCAACACAGATATTCATTTTAAGTACCAAATTCTAATTAGACTGGACTATAGCATAAATATAAACATGCTTAAGTGGGCATTCTTAAACGCTTAACATTTAGACAAGCATTCAATTTAGATGATTTATAATGTAACGACCATGTATTTAGGATGAAGACAGCTAATGTGTGGTGTAAATCTAACCATTAAATCAAAGGAACATTACTTAATGCAAAGAAAAGGGGCGCTTTTAACGATTGCACTGGTGGCGCTTGGTGCCCACCACCAGTACAACACAATATCAACTCTACAATTAATTAATATGGAGGTGACACAAACAAATAACTATCATTTCTAATAGAATTTCAGGTGGCGATGTTTGGCGACGAGCCACCTGATTTAATTTTAAATCATAATTGAAATCTAGCAAGTATAAAAACAAAAAGCCCATCAAACGATGAGCTTTAGATCAGTGAATTACTTATACTTCGTCCACTATATCAAAAATATGCCATAAAGCGTCTAGACAGTCAACAAGTCTAAATTATGCTTTTCTACTAATTGAGAAGCTTTTAAACGTTCAACGATTTTAATCATTAGATCATTGGCAGTTATAACGTCGATTCCTTCAAATGCTTTTAGTGTTAATTGCAATTTATTATTAATTACATTTGTAATTATTGATATTTTACCAAAATAATCAGGGTAGTATTTCAAAGTTTCATTAACTTTCTCCCGACTAACGCCTTCATATAGTTTTACAGTGTATGTTTTCATTTGAACCTCCATTTTGTCTTAATCTTTTATCATGACCTAATAAATAAAATCTAGCGCAACTCACCATAATTGCGACCTGAGCTTTAGATTGGTTTGTTTCTTGAGCAACCTTCAACAATCCTTTATTTTCAACCTTATTTTTAATTAAACAAATTAATGCAAACTTAGTTGTAAAATCTGTTTTATCAGAATTTAATAGACTTCGTAAAAGTGCTTGAATTTGATCCGCCTCATAATCACTGATCTCACATCGAATATAAGATTTACTTTTTTGTACTTCTTTGCCAGCTTCACGCATCAACCAGTAAATTTGATTGATATGAAGCCCATCTGGCAAATCACCCCCTTTCATTCTAACTGTTTCACACCATGCGCCAAACTGCTCTAACCAACCGTCAATAGTATATTTAGACCAATCCATTTGTTGTGTTTTTAAAACTGCACTCATTTTTCACCTACCAATTGCTCAATTTGTTTAATCGCCACGCCTGCTTTCACTTGCTCTGTGCTGAACCGTAAAACTGTAAAACCCATCATTGCTGCGGAGTTGTATTTCTCCATATCCCCTAAATAGCCCTTGCCTCTTGTGTGACGTCCATTGCTGAATGCACCGCCTTCCACTTCAACTAGGATCATGTATCCTTCAATTCGAAAGTCAGCCTTCCAACGACGCTCGGGATGGAATCTAAACTCCTGCTCATAAGCGATCTTCATCACATCTAGCTGACGGCAAAGCATTGCTTCGCCCTTGCTAACACCTTGTCTATGCTTCAATGGCACGCTAGAACGCGCCACTGGTTTTGATCTAATGCGTTGTGAGTCTTTGAATGTGGTCATTTGTCACGCTCCCAAAACTTTGGTTGTCCTAGTCTTTTCCATTCTTCATAGTGAGCTGGGCAAACATGCACATCATCAACAAAGTTGCCGTCTTCATCCTTCATTGGCACTTGCTCTGCAATCTTGTATGCATGAACATTGCAAAGCACACCATCACAAGTTTTTCCATTAACTGGATAATCGCAAAGCCAACTGCCTTCTTTCAGAATCGTTTCAGAGCAAACATTGCAGCAATATGGCGCAATGAACTTTGGTGACAAGGTAGTCCAGACATAATGATTTCTTTGGTCTAGGTAAGTTATTGGCATCCTTCCCCCTTGAGCGCTTGCTCTAACTGCGCTGCACAGTGGTAACACCCTTCTTCATAACCTTCTGTCCAATGAGTGGTTTTATCAAAAGCAATTTCATTCCATGATTCGATTAGTTTTAGTGCCGCATCCACCCGCTTTTGCAGCTCGTCACTTTTCTGGACTTCTTTCACATACATTTCATCAAGCGTTTCCGATACAAATATGTATTCACTTAATTGCTTTTGCAGCTCCTCCACTTTCGCTTGCTGGTGCTGCCATGCATTGGCCCATGCTTCCCACTTTTCGTTAAATGACTCCAAGTACATTGCATCAATTCTTCTTGAACCATTTGAAACATATCTTCCAAATTTCCCAAGAGTCATATCAAAGTCGACATCTGCTCTAAATAGCCCAATCCAGTACTTTTGCTTCTCAAACTCTTCTCTACACTTATCCATTCTTCACCCCAATCTATTGAGCTTGTCAGCCTCGTTAATGTGCGCCTCAGTTACTTTGCAGTTAGGCGAAATGTGGTTTTCTGGCTTGTCTAGGATTTCTAATTCCCTTGAATTCGAGGGTTTATCAATGCGGTGGCCTGCTTCAATGTCATCTTCTGACGCAGGTTTTAACGCAGCCAGGCTTACTAAGCTCCATCGGCCTTGTGATTCAACTACAGCATCACCGTCTTCAATCTGAATAAATTTCATTAAGCAAGGTGGCAGTAAACGGCAATATGGCTTTGAAGTATCAAAGACAACCCAGTCACCACGTTCAAACTCTTTAAAATCACGCATGGCTGGCTCCTTTTAAACTTGGCAATTGATCAATAAACTCCAAAGCTTCTTCAAGGCTCTCTGCATACCCAACATCGAGTTGTGGCTCACAATCAGGGTCCGCATCTAAGAGTTTGTTTTCAGTATCGGCGTCTATGTCAATAAAGTAAGCACCACCACCACCATAACAATCAGACATGTATTCCCAATGAACTTCTGCGGGAATCCCTTTCTTCTTGAGTTCTGATCTAATTTTTCTACTACTCACGGAATCACCTTTATATTTTTCATAAGCCAATTAGAAGCTGCCGGATGTTTCCAAGCGCCTAGTTCTTCGTACCAACACATTAGATTGCCGCTTTCTATTTTGAAGAATCTTGTTTGACCACCCAACGAAGTAAAGAAGTGTGTAGCGCCATCTGGAGTGTCTTTTTTATTACTCATCCCCGCCTCCGTATATTGATTCGTGGTCTTTGATTGCTTGCTTCAAACGATCTGATTTGTAACCATCTGGAACATATGCTTTTGCACCTTGTAAGCCACCAAGCTTCTTGACCAAATCCAAAGACTCTATGAGGCGATTGACCACATCACGCTCAAATACACGTTCGCCATGGTGAGGCTTGATTTCATCTGTAAAATCAATTTCACCTTCATGAACCACCAAATACTTAGCAGTGTTGACAAATGACATTGATATTCTGAAAGTGTTAGGCCCAAACTCACGAATAAACTGTTCTGGTTTCATACCGCCTCCTTGTAACGTTTAGTAATGGCTTCCTGCTTAAGCTGGTCTAGCATTTTCAGCTTTCTTAATTTCTCGTATAGGTTCGCTGCTGCTCTTGTTTCTTCATTACGAGTACCGAGGTTGTACGCTCTGCGCAGCTTCATCATTGAGGTGTAATCTACAAATTCGTTCATGCTTTCAGCTCCCCTTTAACATTCAGGATGTCTTTTGCGTATTGCGTAGCCTTGTAGGTTGCATATGAATCTTTTTCTAGGTACCCACTTTTGATTAGCTCTTGGACATAGCATTGAATAGTGTTGTTAGGTGCATCTAACACATAGTCACGTAAATCCTTCATTGTGAAAGGCTCAGTCGCATGCGTTGCGAACAACAAAATGTCAAAAATGTTTTGGAACGCGATTACTCTTTGTTTTGGATTCACGCCGCACCTCTCTCTTCCACTGGGAATGACATCCCAACGAAACGGCAAATATCTAAACGGTCTTGAACATTCACAGATCCACGCTTGCCATGACGGTTTTTGGCAATAATTAACTCGGTTACACCAGTTGGCGCATTAGTCTCTTTTTCGAGGATTGGATGAACCATGATGATTTGGTCTGCATCCTGTTCAATCTGTCCAGAATCCTTAAGATCACTTGCTACTGGCTTGTGTCCTTCTGCTCCACGGTTAAGTTGAGCCAATGCAATTACTGGACAATCAAACTCTTTAGCCATGGCTTTTAAATCACGGCTAATTGATGCAACTTCCTGAACACGGTCTTTTTTAGATGGGTCACGAATTAAGCCCAAGTAGTCCACAATGATGCAGCCTAGAGCCTTATATTTGCGTTTTGCTTTACGCGCATAGCTTTGGATTTCAGAAATTGTTGGCTTCTGCTTCTCTTCAATAAAAATTGGAAGGTTGCGGAACTGAGCTATCGTGGCAGTAAGCTTTTCAAACATCCCGTCATAAATTTCCCCATTGTGCAGATTGTTATATGGGATATGCCCTAATGCTGAGATCATGCGGTTGGTTAGGGTTGG